ACTCACCGTACTAGGAACGTCAATAGCGTGTGCATGTACCTTTGCTCCACCCGTACCCTCGGCCACGCCAAAGTCCGCATCCGCCGCCAGATACCCTGCTAACACTTTCCCAGCACCAAACGCCGACCAAGTACCGTACTTTAAATACACCGCCGGATTAGTACCCGTGGTGTTTATTTCAATCGAACCAACAGGCTTTTTAAGAGATCCAATAGCTTGTTGCACTAATTTATCAACCTGATCCAACGTAACATACTCATCACGCGCTATAGCTCTTTGAGACGCAACACGAAAATTAATGCGGGCCACGGAAGATCCAGTAGCCTTATAAATGCTATGCTTCTTCAACGTTCTACGTGTTACTATTTCATCGTCTGCTTTAAAGGCTCCCACGTTGCGCAAACGTTTATTACCCATGTCAACATCATTACCTTGGACAAAACTCAGCGCATCCGTTCCTTTCAACGCTGCTAACTCTGCACTGATTTCTAAAAGCTGTCTGTTTAACTCGGTAGCCAATTGTTGTAAGGAATTTATAGAATTGTCAGAGGGAGGATTGATGTTGTAAAATTCTTTGGGCATTTTAGGGTCACTCCATCGGCATATACTCGACTAATCCACCTTAAATTCAACACCAACATACGCATACAACCACTGCGCCAAAGCCAAACACGCTTCCGCATACGTCTCATCTTGCTTAGGAGAAGGTCGTATAAACTCTCTCCACAATACCTCATGCGCAATCGCCAGAGCTAACCAATCAGGAATAGAGTCCTCGTTCTCCGCGAAGTTACTCGCAGCGTATAGCGCAGCACATGCATAATCAGGGTAATCTTCTCCAAAAGGCGCACCGAACAGAAAAATGAAATCGTCGCTATTTTCCGTGGGTGTAGGGTACAAGCGAAAAGTGCTAGGCTCCTTCTCTATAGCCAAGTCCACACCATACACACTAGGAGTCCCTGTTGCTGCCTTCCAATTCTTACCCTTGACACTCTCCAACTCCTGCCAAGTAGAGCGACACAGTTCCTTATCATTGTAGAATATTGTAACAGGACGCACGCACTTCTCGGGGAACGCATACTCATCCGTACCTGCCACCATCGCAATCAATTCACAATCCATCAACACGTCTGCTTCTCGTGCGATGCGGTCTATCGTCTCATCATAGTACGTTCCAATAGTAACCGCTTCTGCACGATTACGAGAAAGCTCTTGAACGAGAGTAAGAATCTCAAGCTTTGTCATTTGCTTTTTCTCCCTCTCCACCGCCTATATATTTCAACGCGGAATAATTCCCGCTCCTCACACTCATCACCATCTCTGCAACGCGCAACACTTCATACATCTCATCATCGTCCACTTCCAACGCTGTAACATTCTCTTCCAACTTATTGCAGAGCTTGCTATACAACACGTTCACAGAATACGCGGTTGCAACTCCAGGCCAAATTATGAAATGCGTTCTACCTATCTTTGACCACACACGCGCTGTAGTTCCTGTTTGCCGGAACCACCAGCTACTCATGAGCCAAAGCTGCCTCCAACTCGCTAAATGTATCAAGCGTACCTCACTCTTCTCAATACGCACGATATCAATAACGTTTGGGAAAGTAGTGCGCAAGTCGTACACAATCTGATATGGAGACGTATTGAATACTTCTTCCACAAGCACATACTGCTTACGAGCGTTTACCATGCGTTGTGCTTTGCTCAAGACATCCAACATAAACGCATCACTATGAGGTACGACTCCTTCTGTGCGGGTACGTTTGCGAAGTAAATCAATCCATTCATGCGCCTGGCTCATACTTTCATGTCCTCCCACACAACATTTTCAAGCGTGCGAATCACACCATGCACAGCCTCTTGAAACTCCTCTGGTTGCGCCCAGCGACATTCTGCAATATGTTGAACACGAGCAAGCAACAATTCACATACTTCGTGGAAAGCACTTTTGCGAACATTAACGACATCAATCTCCTCACCATCCCACGAAACAGCAGTGTAATAACAGCAAGACGTGATTCCATCTTATACGCTATGCACGCCCTACAGTCCCTTGTGTTGTCGTTGTCTTCATGTAAGAAACGCACTTGCCATCCATATAAACCAAATCGCTTTAGCCAATAGTTTGCTTCATTCTTAAACCACTCAAAATGTTCTGCCGTTGTTACCTCTTTCTTTTCTTCCAATCCTCCATTATTTATAGCCTCACTCATGATAAGCTCTCCCATCCAGCTACAATATGATCCCTCGCCGTCATTATATCCCTACCCCCACCCGACATATCCCTTATCGAACCCAGGATAAACGCAATATCATCAAGCCCTCTATCACTCGCAATCGCCTGCTGCACATAATCATTCTTCCACATCGTATTCTGCCGTTGCGCCCAATTACCGTACATCGCCGCAGCATCCATCTTCCCCGCATCCGCCATCATAACCGCTTTGTGCTGGTACGCATTCACCATCGCGCCATACTTCAACAGATCTACATCCAAGAACGCCGGGAAGTAATCAGTCAACTCCAACCGCGCAATGTCCTCCCAATACGTGTACGCAATAACTTCAACCTCTTTTGCGGGCGGGTATATCTCAACGATACGGGCGGTCTTGCTTGTATCCATCCCGACTTCTGCAACAACGCTACAATTTCCCCCAATCGCAGGCCGGGACGGATAGCTCGCGTTCAATTGATCCAAGTGCATTCTAGTCAGCGGAGCCAACCTCCGCGTATGCACAAACTCCCCAAGCCACCTTGCGCTGATTCCGAGCAAGTGATTTCGCTTAACGAGCTTGTACGTTCCACCCGCCGCTACGTCACTTTCCCCGAAACTACTCTTCAACGTCATGTTCGCGCCAACGATAGAATCCAACTCATACCAAGCTGTACGAGTGCGAAAGAACCACCCATCCACTACGAGAGAAAGCCCCACGGTGAACGCCGCCGCCCACGCCACTTGTGCCGTCGCATCCCCTACGACCGTAGCGCTTCCACGAGTCGCAGTAATCGTTCCAGCTTCAACATACGCAGGGAGCGTCAAGTACCCAAGCTTTCGCGTTTGTCGAAACCTGGCAGCACGCACAAGCTCGACGTACCGATCATAGATCCAATCAGCGGCGAGCAACATCTTATCACCGTTTTTCGCGTCGTACATATTAGCATCAAGCAACACTCTCTTTGCGACTTCTTCTACCGTGGCGCGAGGCATGACATTTCCTCCTACGAAAAGATCTTACGCTGCCGAGTCGGTTTCATGGACACTTTTTTTGGAAGCCCTTTTTCCGGCGTGCCCGCGAACTTCTCCAACTCCTGCATTGGCATCTTGGACATCGCCGCCGCTGGTCCTTTCCCCGGAGGCGTCTTGCCCGTCTTCTTCGCTCCCATCGCTGCTCCAGCCGCTTTCCTCTGCACCTTCGATTTCGCTGGCATCTTCTTTTGTCACCCCCTCTCCATAAGTAGGCGGTACAACGGTATACACACCTCCAATCGTTTCACTCACCACACGCACCGAGCACTTACCACGCTCCGGTATGAAAATGGAGCATTCAGCAGTACACTCAGTAAGCGCCCAAGGACATTTCATTCCAACCATCGTATCACCTCTCTCTTATGGCAAGTTTGCCCCAGCGATTACCGCACCATCCGTCACACGCTGAAAGAGCATCGTAACCGTGGCGACACCTGCGCCAGTACCCGCGTTATCGTCACCGTGGATAAACACCTTCTTCCCGGTTTCCAGGTATACAGGCAAATAATCCGTGGTGCTGTCCTCTTCCGCATTCCATGAAACATTAGCCCCGAGCCCAGCAGTCGCCTCCAAAATGATAGGCGCAGCGGCTCCCGTTTTACCTGCCGCATTATCCACGGAGAACTCAATGTTTGTGGGATTGGCGAGCCCTGTGCCATCCGTATTGATGAATACGTTCACCAACACCAACCCACCGCTGCTCGCTCCAGTGATCGCCCCGGCGACCTGCGTATTGTTCGGGATGCTGCTAGAAGTGACAGAGGACGTAACCACGATGTACTCACCACTCTTGCCCGCATTCAAGTGCTCCAAACGCTCAAACACCGACCCATCCCGATTCGACGCAACCGTGCTTGTGTCCATAGCGTTATCAGCGTCGTTCACTCCAATTGCACCAAGCACAGAGGTTGCAGCGTCTACAGGCGTAGTACCGTTCGTACCCAAAGCATCCACAAGCGATTTGCTGTCTGCGAGCTGTGTACCCAACGCCGTACCACCCGATGCGACAAAACGCGCCAAAGATCCGGCGGTGGGATTTACAGGCAACGTAGCATCGCCAATCGTAGTGGTATCAGCAAGAATCGCAGCGACTTCCGTATCCAAAAAATCGTCAATCGTGGTAATCGCAGCGTCCCTCGCAATACCCTCTGTGACGAGCTGCTTGATATACGCCATGATAGTGTCAGTAGTAGTGACAGCACCCGACGCCGCAGCATCCGTCAACGTACCCAACAAGCTATCCGCTGGTACAATCTGTCCACCTGTGTCAATTCCACTTGAATACAGGTTGCCCAAACAATACATACTACCTGGATCAAGTGACGTGGCATACGCATTAGTGTACAAGCGGTTATCCACGATCATGCCCGTTGCCGTACTTGTAAACTCAATCGCGTGTTGCCCAGCAGTAGCGTTTGAAATAACATTACGTGCGATGATCCAATCCAAATCCGCTTTATTGGACCAAATCCCCGACACCGCAAAGTTACCCCAAATGAAGTTGTTAAGCACTTTCCATCCAACGTTTACACCTGTACCCGCTTCAAGAAAGTGATTGGTGAGGGATGTTGCGGCACCGTAATAGGTGCAGTTAATGATGATGCCGTTATCCGCTCCACTCGCCAGATCGATTACATCCAAAAACTCAAATGTAGCCGTGGTAGGCTTGGGGAAATCGCAGTTCTTCAACGTAAACTGATCCCCACCAGCCTCTACCGCAATACCCTTCACGATATCGGAAATGCCCGCGAGAAAGCGCACATTCTCAATCGTGACATTCGCAGCACCTACCGCTACCGTAGCATCCGTATCAGCGAAAGTGAACGTGGGGCGATTTGCGCCTTCCCCCAAACCTACGATACGCACATCCGCCACATCCACATCGAACCCATCAGCAGCAGTAAAACTCTCTACGTGCCCAGGTGCAACGAAAATGATGTCGCCGTTACTCGCGGTACACCTTCCAATAGCGTAATCTAACGTGGCGAAGGGCTTATCATACGATCCATTATCCGCAGAGTCCCGCCTCGCTTCGTGCCCACTGTCCACGAAGTACACGTTCCCGGTAGTGGTGTACTCCCCGCTACCAATCTGAGGAGTACCGGCGGAAATCACCATATCAAAGGACGTAGTGCCCGCGAAAGTGGGAGAAACGCACAACAGACATGCACACAACACACTGAGCCAAATAGCTTTCAAAACCTTGAGCTTCTTCATTCTTGCACCTCCTTATTCGTTTCTTACCCCGTGCTACCGTACACGCCACGAGGAGTAGCAACACCCTGAGTATGCCTCTGATACGCCGTCGCCACCGCGCTCTTCGTCCGGGGATCATCAAAGCAGTCGAAGATCGGATAGTCCCTCCACAGAAAGTTCAGGTCGTGCTCCCCCTTCTCCGCGAGCGCGAACCACGCCGTCTGACTCGTGAAGTAGTGACCAATGAACACCTTTAGATCCTCGTCCAGCAACGCATTGATTTCGTTTTGTGCGGTATACGGCTTGCCACTTGATCCGAGGATTTCACGTGCCACGAACTTCTTGGCGTAATGAATCGCAATCATAGCGGGAGCCATTTGACGCGGCATACTCCGCTCATCCGTCATACCCTCGAAAGTAACGGTCATGTTCTGGAGCCCTGTGATACTGAGCCCGATTTCCGGGGAAGGGCGATTCGCATACGTGGTGCTATCGATCCGAGCGTGCGCCGTGTTGAAAAGCGTGCTCGCCGTGAAACCCGCCGTAACCGAAGTGAAACCGTTGTTCATCACACTGAACGCATCCACTTCCTGCCTGTTACGAGACGCCCGCGCAAGCCCCTTCACCATCTCCGCGAGCACTCCATACAGCTCATCCCGCCATGCTTCCCAGGAGATTTCCACCGCCAAACCAAACGGAGTAGCCTCGTACTGCTTCGTCCCACCGATGAGGATTTCATCCAACGTGAACTGCCGCATTTCATCCTTCGCCGGCATCGTACCCAGCCCCGATACCTGCTGATCGGTTACGGGGTTGTACTCCATCTCGGACACGTTGAAGATCATAGGGTGTTCAAGAGGACGCTCCTTACCCGTTTCGTAATACACTTTCCGCAGATCCGGCGCTATCAATGCCGCGATATACCCTCTGTTGATCGCCATACTCGCTAACCTTTCTTCTCCCCCCGGAAAAGTACCTACCTTACCTAGTGCGTAAAACTCGCCACAACGTAACCATTACGTGCGGCTGAAGATGGTGTAGTTCACCTTGAACACAAACTTCACACGACCGTTGAGCGTACCCACAGCGTCAATGAAGTCGATGATGGTGACTTCAGGAGCACTCGTATCCGCCTTGTTGATGTACCAGTTGAGTGTAGAAGCGTCCACATTGAGCCCGAACGAAGAATACATATCCGTTTGTGCAATGACCGCCGACGCTGCACTCGCATGATGTACCTGCGCTTCAAACACAACACCAGGCAGAGGAGGCACGAACTCCAACGATTGCCCGCGTGTGGTGTTTTTACCGTTCCGCTGCGCAACACCCACGATTGTACCCGCCGCCATATTTGCGGCACCCGTCACGAGATACCCGGCGCTTGAGCTTGCCCCACGCACAACAGGAGCACCACGCTCAAACGTCTGGCTCAGTCCCTCCAACCCCTTCAACATGGGGATACTCGGAAGCCCGATCAATTCACTTACCTTGATGCTTTGCGTAACTGCCATTTTGCGTTACCTCCTTTACCTTTACTTATCCGTGTTTAGTACGTTACTACTTGCACATTCTTCCCGAACAAGTTATCTCTATACTCTTCGTTCTCCGGTATCACCTCCTTCCATGTTTCGTCACCTATACGACGGGCGTGTGAAATCCATTCAAACATGATACGATTCTTGAGCCATGCGCGTTGTAGAAGTTGAGGTTGTGGATGCGGAGCACGCAACTCAAACATATCGTAAAATTGATCCTCAAAGTGTAGATCATCGTCATTTGGTGTACCCCATTTGGAAGAAGGGCACACCGCATCCATTTCTGTGCAACCCTTCTTCAAGAGCACTTTCCATCCAGCATCCGCGATGCGAGCATTCAACAACGCCTCTTCTACCAAACCCTTGACTTCTTGCCCTTCTCCCAAACTCTGACAATAGAAAAACGCGGCGTATTTAGCGCCTGTGTAATCGCGCCTATCCACCCCCAACTTACCGTGCAAATCCTCCTCTTTACACAATTCACGCATCACAGGATACCATTGAAGCAACGCTTTCACCGTAGGCATCGTAACGACAACCTTATGACAGTACGTGCGACAATACGCCGGGATGAACGAGTGCTCCATCAACACACCGAACAGCGCATCCTTCCACAGATAACAGTGCATGTCCCCGTTCACATTCGGATACGGGACGAATATCCAGGGACCGTCGAAGTATCCCATGAGATTCTTTTGCTCAAACAGTCCTTCATCGTTTATCGCCCATCCCTGCTGCATGAGTGTATGCACCCGATTCACTAAATTGCTGTTCCACCAGATACCCTTGTCCCAGCGTTCTGCAAGGGACTTAGGTTTGAAATTCGGAAAGTATTTCTCCAACATTCGCGTTCTCCCTCCGCGTTATTATTGTCCTGCTACAGCCCCCAACCCAGGCACCGTCCCATCCTTCAACATCTTATCAAGCTGCTGCTGCGCCCCCATCCTCGCATACAACTCCCTGGCACTCTCCTTATACCCTGGCGCACGCTTCTGAATGAAAGCTATCCGATCTTCCGCTTGCTCCTCATCCAGCAACTTGATCGCATTCCGCGTCTTATTGTTTCGCTTGTTCTTCTCGTCCATCTCCCGCACCGCATCCGTGGACTCTCCAGCTTGTCTCGCACGCACCCACTCCTGATACCGCGCTTCCAACTCGCTACGATCTTTCAATCGCCTCATCAAGATAGTATCACCCAGCCGAATATGCCCATTCACGTCGATCAACTCTTCCATCCCACGCGCTTCAGGCATCGACTTGTCCACAATCTGCCACCCAATAGGCATAGGCCCGCGATTCGTGCTCACCACGAGAGACTTGGACATGTTGATCTGAAGCCCGCCGTTCCCTGTATACTCATACTTATAGTCATAATCATTCTGCGCGTTCGGGATGGAGGAAGCACTCGAAGCAAGCTGAAAGCGAATCTCACGATCCGGCTCCAGGATACGCTCATCCACCTTGAATGCGCCTGTCTCATTCGCAAGAGCTTCAGCGGCTTCTTCGAGAGTATCCTGCCGCGCTTTCAACGCTTCATCCCGTTCGTGTCCAGGAGGAGGAAGCGCTGCTTCTGCTTGTTGTACAAGAGCGTCATGATTTTGCTCTACTGTATCCACATCCAACAAACTCGGTTTCTTCTTAGTGTCTGCCATGTTCTATCCCTCTCCCTCCCCTTAAAAATGATTTATGCGCTCCGTCAGGATGTCAGAGTATTCCTGCATCACATCAGCTTGATTACGAAGACGCACTGTTTCGTCATGAGAAATTGTTTGGTACAAAGGAGTGTTGAAGAACGCCTTCAACTTACGCAAGCGCTCATCTAGCTCCTCCTTCTCTTTTACTACACGTTCTTGATGCGGCAACATTCAAACCTCCCCTAGTGCAAATATGCCTCATGCTCTTTGCAATACTTCTCCCAGCTCTCATACCCACGATGACGCAGCTCATCTTCCACGGTGCGCCCTTTATACCTCAGCGCCTCGATCCCTTCCTTACCCCACACATCTTCGGGAGTAGGAAGCTTCTTAGCTACCGCTTCATCATGCGCACTACGGAAAGCACCACTCGCATTCGTGTCTCCGGTATTCACGTTCACCGTAGCTTCCCTCAAAATCTTCTCGCGGTCAAGCTGCTGAATCTTCACCAAATTCCTTCCAACCGCGATTTCGTATGCAACCTTCTGCGCGTCCGGGGAAATTTGCGCGGTCGGTCCCATCTGCTGAAGCGCCGTGTCGATGTCATTCTTGAGGATGTCATAGTAAGGGAGCGTGGAGAGCTGCTGCTTCATGAGGCTCCCAATGGCTCCCACGCCCGCCGTCTGAATCTGCTGAATACTTCCTTGCATCTCCCGGCGCATACGCTCCTGATCCGCCTTATGACGCTTCGAGATGATTGCGGCGGCTCCAGCTCCCCCGTTCTCTACTGCCGTGTTGTACTGCTCATCTGACACGTCCTCGATAGCGGGCAAGGCAACTGAGGGCATCTGAGGCGTTTGCTGCTGATTCCCTGCGCTCGGAGTCGCCACATTCGAGAGCGATTGAATCTGGCTCATCAGCGTAGTCTGGAACGCGCTGAATTGATCCATCGTGACGAACGTGGGCGTTGCAGGAGGATCTGTAGAAGCGGGAGGTGTATCAGGCGGTTTTTGGTCCCCTGCGCCCTGTGTCCCCGGATTCGTACTGCCTGCCAAAGTGTCTCTTTTCCTGCCGAAGAACATTTTGTCTCTCCTCTATCTCATTGATCCCTACAAAAGCTGCCAAGTCTTGCAACGCCTCCATCTTACCGTTTATCTGTAACGCTTTAGCATGAGACTCGACAATTACTTTATTTTGTTCTGCCTGATATTGCAAGATTCGATACTCCAAATATTTCTTGAAGCTCCTCATTGCAACATCGTCCCTCTTCAAACACTCTAACCACTCCAAATTTTCTGCATCCACACTTTAATCTCCCTCTTTTGTCGGATTTTTGTTAGGTTCCTCACCCTCTACTTCACCGCCGCCACCACCGCCAAGCAAAGCGCTCAAAGCTTCTGCGATACCTCCACCACCCCCTTGCGCTTGTCCTTCGCCCTCTCCGCCACCATTACCACCCTCACCACCAACTCCAGCCCCCATGCTCTGAATCATCTGCACAAGCGACTGCAACACTCCCTTATTTACCTGCAACGAATCGATCTCTTTATCCATCTCAATCACAAACGTCGCAGGATCGCGTATCGAATCAAACGTCCTAAGCGCACGATCAACCAGCTCACCTGTAGAGTGTGCAATCTTCTTAGCAACTTCCGCAACTTCGGGAGGCGTAGTAGGTTGCGCGGCCAACATCACCAACTCAACCGCACGCTGATAATACTGTGCAAGCGTATTGAGCAACATTATATGATCTTGGCGTTCTTGCATCTTATTCTGCGCAGCGCTACTCGCAGTCAACTCCATTGGCACGTTCTCGTCAAACTTAGGATCTGAGAGCATCATACACACCCGCGCCCCGTCATCCGCGCCAAGTACATCAAGAACGTGCTGCAATACGCGCTGCTCGCCTGCCATTATACGTTCTTGATAACGATAGAGAGCTTGCTTAACCGCGTTCCCTAGACACTTTCGCACGTCATCAAACGCGGGAGTAAAGCGCTTGCTTACCTGCTGCATCATCGTGAGCGCCGTGATCCCAGGAGTACGAGAACCTAACACTTGCGACGGGCGAGGAGTATTCATGTCATTCACTCCTACGCGCCTTTCACTCATGCTCACCGTAGTTGCAAGCGCCTGAGCGACACCCGTATACTCACGCCCCATATCAGCTACTTCAATGTCGTTTTTAGGGTCCGAGCAAAATGTGACTTTATTCGGGAATATACGCATGTTCTCAGGTACGGAACCATGCTTTGCGAAGTAATGCTTACAATTATTGATGATCGCAGCAAGTATCCACTGATTATATAACTCTGTGGCACTCTCTTGAAACGGCTTAATCATCTCAAGTATTCCAATTCCACCAAATACATGCGCACGTTTCTGATAAAACATCTCCTCTATAGGACGCCTATCATACGGATTATACGCAAGCTTGAGTACCTTTCGAGATGTGCGATCATACACACAAAACAAATCCTCTGCAATCCCATCCTCATCAATGTCAAAGAGGGAATACACCTCTATAATTTCGTACAAATAGTCATACCCTACACTCGAAGCGGCTCGCCCAAGTGTTTCCCTTCTCTGCCGCACCCAATCAATATTACCCGCCTTGGCAACGCGCTCGTTATTCTCTCCCAGCTCCCACTTGTTAGCCTTCGCCCGCCCCATCAACTCTTGCTCAGTCAACCAAAAGCGTATCCCTATCCATTTCATCTCTTGCAAGCTACGCGTAATAGACGGAGGGCATATCAAGTTCTCGATAGGCAATGAGCGAATCTTAGGCCCGAATGACAAGACTTTCCGCGTTTTCGTCTTCTTCACATTCTCAACAAACGGCACATACAACGCGCCACTACCAAGTTGAATATCGTCAAGAATGCTATCGTCAGACGCCTGCTTTACATCAAGCTCATTCGCCACCATCCAATCTACCCAACGCTGCATTGCTTTCTTGTTCTTCTCCGCATCTTCCGCAAGCAACCCATCGCTCTTGGGCACGCTACGCACTGTAATAAAAGGGTCTGCGCTAAATATTGCATCGATCATCTGCGCATATTGAACGTCACTATAGATTGCACCCAACGTAACCTCGAAATTCGGAGCGTTCTCGATAGGCCAATCTTTGAACGGGAACTTGGGCACACCCTCATACAAGCGCATACATTCTCGCCACGTTTGCTCCAGCACATTACGAGAAGCGAGAGCGTTTTCTATCTCCGTAGATATCCATTGCTCAAATTGTTGTATAGCGTCAGGAGAGAAGTTATTGCTCTGCGCTTTCGAGTGTATTTCTACTAATTGAGCCATTTCAAACTCCCCTAATAAAATCAATTAGACAAATCAACAACCTTCTCTAATGTAAGAGCTCCGGATTGGCAGGATGCCCCAAACCCAGCACGATCAATGTCTACTCAACCATGCTGGAGTTGGTTGGTGTTTCTGTCTGGTACCATCTCAAATCAGGCAGCCAGATTAGCCATAGCCTTAGTTCTATACCATATCACTCTAGCTCCAGCAGAGATGGTTCTTCCGACCGGAACTGCATTAGCCATCGTAAACGTAGTTCCAGCTACAGTGATTGTGCTCCAATGCCACAGATCATTATCCAGTAGAACTCCAACCACATCTCCAGTAGCCGCAGACCCCGCATCCGATACTACGAGAGCGACTTCCCCTTCGGGTTCACCATCGGCAGCGGTCGTTGTTCCACGTGCGACAATAGACCAACCAGGAGCAGCTCCAGCCGCTGCATCTAACTCCAAAATCGTATCACCTTTTGTCAATATGCCGCCGATAGGTGCTGCACTACAACGCAGTTCTCCGCGTTGGAAACTACTGGCTACGGCGGCATGAGCATTCGCCAATGGTTCACCCACCCAAGAACCCGGCGTGGGCTCATCGGCCCGACACATAAGAGCCAGGCTATTCACGGTTACGGTAG